GCCAGCCTTACGCGTTTTTCGAGGGCAATAATCAATACCTGGATCAGCTGCTGGTGATCGGCCAGGGCGAATTCGATTTGCTCGAGGTGAGCGTCGGCGAAACCCCGGTTTCGGCGTTGCAAGGTGGCAGCGTGCAAATATGGGCTTTCGGGCCAGCCGATCACGGGCAAGTGATGGGCGCGATAGAGGCCGCGACCGGGATCATGGAAAACGTGGTTTCGTCGCCAGAGGTGGCGGATCAAGAGTTTTCGGATCCGGGCGCGCCGACCGTCGGGCCGTTTGTTACCTGCAAGCCTGGCCGCCTAGGCGACTATATCATGTGCGATTTTGTATTCCCGCAAGGGCTCTACGAAGTCGACGACGATTCCGGCGCGCTGCTGGGGTTACTGGTTAGTTTTTCGATCGATTTCCAACAAATCGATGATGCCGGCGCGCCGCTGGGCGCGTGGCAATCTTTCCCGATCGATCATTCTAACAACACAAACACCCCGATCCGCTTGAGCTATAAATTTGCCGTGGTTTCGGGCCGCTATCAGGTGCGCGTGACGCGACTAACCCCGCCGCCGGCCAACGCGCGCCAGGTGAGCAATTTTGTCTGGGCGGGCCTGCGCTTTCGCCTGCTGAATGAGCCAACCCCGGTTTATGGGCCCGTGACATTGCTGGGCGTGCGGATCCGCGCAACCAACGGGATCGCGGGCAACGCGTCGAGCCGGATCCGCGCGCGCGTGCGGCGCCGCCTGCCGCGCCTGGGGCAAGGCCCGGCGCTGCCGTCGACAAGCCCGGCCGATGCCTTTGCCGATGTTTTCTGCAATCCGGTTTATGGCGCGAAACGCCCGCTGGCCGAACTGGACCTGGCCGAACTGGCGCGGATTGAATCGAGCTGGGGCGGCCAGGCGCATTTCAACGGCGGATTTGCGCAGCGTTCGACCATTTGGGAGGCGCTGAATATCGTTTTGCAAACCGCCAACGCCGCGCCGCTGCCGCTGGGCCAGCTGATGAGCCTGGTGCAGGAAGGCGTAAAGGCGAACCGGCGCCAGCTGTTCAGCGATGCCAATATGGTCGAGGGATCGCTGGCGATTGGCTACACGTTCGACAAGCCCGGCGATTATGATGGCGTGCGCGTCGAATATCGCGACCCGGCAACCTGGAACGCGCTCTATTTCACCTGGCCGCCTGGCGCTTATGATGCCGATCAAGTGCAGCTGTTTGGCTGCAGCGATGCCGGCCAGGCCGAGCAATTCGCCAAGCTGCTTTGGCAAAAGCGCTTAGGCCTGCGCAAAACGGCGAGCTTTGAAACCGAGCTAGAGGGATTGCTGGCCCGGATGGGCGATCGGATCGCGGTTTCGGCCGAGCTCCCGCGCTGGGGTATGTCGGGCGTGGTGGTGGGCGTGCAAGGGCAAACGCTGTGGCTGGACAAAGCCCCCGATTGGTCAGGATCCGGGCACAAGCTGATTTTGCGCGACGAACGCGGCAAGCCGTCGGCGCTGCTGGACGTTAGCGCGGGCGATGAGCCAAACAAGGTGATCCTGGCGGCGCCCGCACCGTTCGCGCTGTTCGGCACGGGCCGCCAGGAGCCGACGCACTACGCGTTCGGCACGACGGTGCAGCTGGTGCGCGATTTCACGGTGCAGAATATCGAACACCGCGACGGTGCGCGCGTGGCTGTCGAGGCGCTGGCCTATGATCCCGCGGTTTTTGCCGGCACGCTGCCGTGGCTGATGGAGCCGACCTGATGGCGCTAGATGATCCCCGGCCGACGCCGCCCCCCCTGGCAACGCCAATGCAGGCATTTGCCGCCAGCGTGCCCAAATATCCGCTGGATTTCCCGATCCCCGATCGCGCGCCTTATTCGTATCAGGTGGATATGGGCGTGGTGCGATCGGCCATGGCGGCGGGCAATACGCGCCAGCGGCGGCTGTATAAAATCATGCCGCATTTTCTGGCGCTGTCTTTCCATATGCGCGTCGAGGATTTGACGCTGTGGCAGGGCTGGGCCAATCAATTCGCTTATCAATATTTCACCTGCCCGGTTTCGACCATGTATGCGGGCCAGCCGCCCGACGCGTCGAATATGCGCTATGAAGTGCTGCGCTTTACCAGTGATTTGCAAATTGCGATGGACGGCTGGAATTGGGTTTCGGTGACGGTGGCGGCCGAGCTGTCGGGCGATGCTTATGCGACATTCAAGCCGATCGGCCTGGGCGGCTGGATCGTCGGCGGCTATCCCGCGGCACCGTCGCCCGCCTGGATGACCGCGGGCACGCCCGCCGCGCCTGCCGCGGACTGGACTTTGGCGGGCACCCCTAACGCCCCCGCCGCGCTAGTAGGAGTTTAAGCCATGGTCGATACACTTGCCAGAATGCGCCAAATGGTCGGCGCTACCGCCGATTGGACCGCGCACGACCTGGTGCTGGGCGATGGCGAAGTGGCGCTCGAGCGTTACGGCACGGGCCAGGTGCGCGCGCGGATCGGCAACGGCGTCACCCCGTTTTCATCGTGCCCGGTGCTGGGCGGATCGCTGGACCTGGCCGCGGCCGATGCGCGCTATGTGCAGGAAGCCGAAACCTTTGTGATCGGCGGCGCGCCCGCGGCGAACAAGTGGCCGCGGCTGGACGCCAGCGGCAAAATCGACGCGTCACTGGTAACGATTCCGCTGGTGCTGAAATACCGCGGTACGATCAACGCAACGGGAATGCCGCCAGGCGGCGCTGTGGCCGGTGATCTGTGGATCAATGACACGCCCGGCACGGTCAATGGCACCTGGGGACCGCCCGCGGCCGGGCAAACGATCAATCCCGGCGATTGGCTGATTTTGAACACGTCGGGACAATGGCAGGTGGTGCCGATGACCGCGGGCATAGTTTCCGAGGCGCCCGCCAACGGCAAGACCTACGGGCGGCAAGATGGCGCCTGGATTAGCGCGTTTACGATCGACGGGCTGACGGTGAACAATAACGCGTCGATCGGCGCGACCCTGCAAACGGGAACGGGCGTGGCGGGCGCCGCCTGCGCGATCGAAGTCGGCGGCGGGCGCACGGCTGTGGGCGAAAGTTTTGTCGATTTTCACGCAGTCCCAAGCGTCGATTACGACGCGCGAATTTTGCGGCTGGCGGGCGTGGATGGCGACTTGCATATTCTTAACGCGGGCGCGGGCCGGATGGCGCTTGTTGCGCCCGGCGGCCTGATAAATCTGTGGACCGCGGGCAATCAGGGTTTGGAGATTAAAAACGATGGCAGCTGTTATGCGTCAAGAAACCTTGTTGTCGCTGGCGATCACTACGTTAGCGGGACGGCGTTTCTTGGCCCAGCCATCTCAATGCGCGATGATCCGGCCAATGATAAAGAGATGTATCTAAGCTGGGCTAATAACGCCAATTCGATTGTTTATGGCGGCATTGGCATTAACAACGCTGGACATATGAGAATCTGGTCAACGACTGGATCAATAGTTTTACAAAGCGACGTTATTACCGAATCAAGTCTTTCGGTGTCTACTAACCTAGGCGTTAGCGGTACGATCTGGTGCGCGACGACGATTAGCGCCGTGAGCAATATTAGCTCGTCTGCCAATATTTTCGCAACGGGCTCGATTTCGGTTTATCCCGCAACGGCGGGCGGCATTGAGCTTTTGCCCGGCACGGTCGGACGATCTGGGCATGTGCGGATTATCAAAAACGATCGCACGTCGATCGGATATATCGGCAACCAACCCGAGGCCGCGGGCGGCAATATTGAATACAACAACACAAACGCCGGCGGGCACGCGTTCATCGGCAGGGTATATATTCCCGACGCGGCGGTGGGCGGATCGGGCCGCCTGCACGTTCGCGCCGATCCGACGCAAACAAACTATGCGCTAGCGCTGGTCAATTCGGATCCGGCCGGAATGCAGGCCGTCGGATTTACCGTCAACGGCGTGCAAGTCGGGCAAATTGGCTGCAACACGACAACAACAAGCTATGCGACGACAAGCGACGAACGGTTGAAGGAAAACATTGCCGACGCGGCCGACGCGGGCGCGGTGATCGACGCGCTGGCCGTGCGGCAATTCGATTGGAAGGCGAACGGCGAGCACGTCGCGTTCGGCATGATCGCGCAAGAGCTGGACTCCCAATATCCCGGCGCGGTGTGGAAACCGATCCCGGGCGAAGATGGCACGGTGCCCGAGGAACTGGACACTTGGGGAGTCGACTATTCCAAGCTGGTGCCGCTGCTGATCAAAGAAATCCAAAGCCTGCGCGCGCGCGTTGCTACTTTGGAGGCGGGATAGCCCGACGAAAGGAAAAAGATAATGGACGATAGAAAACGCGAGGATCGCCGCGAGGATCGCCGCGACCGCCGCGAGGACGAACGCGAGGACGAACGCGAGCGCGGGCACCCCGATCAAGGCCTGCCCGGCACGCCTGGGCACCCCGATCAGGGATTGCCGGCCGATCCGGCGCGACCCGATCAGGGCCTGCCCGGCACGCCTGGGCACCCCGATCAGGGCCTGCCCGGTGGAGGCCTTAACCCGGATCTGGATCCGAACCTGAATCCGAACGTGAAGCCCGGCGGGCCAAAGCCCGATCAGGGCCTGCCGAACGCGCCAGCCAAGCCCGATCAGGGCCTGCCGCCAACCGCGCAGCCTAAAACGTGAAGAAGGGAATGGGGGGATTGGCGCCCCCCCTTCTCTTGCTAACCGCCTGCACGACGACGATTGACGCCGCGCACGAACCTGGCGTGGGCACGATTATCAATCCGAATTGCCTGGCGTTCTGCAAATATGAGCAAGGGCGCCAGATGCCCGATTTCCTCAAGGCGGCTATCGCTGCCGACAAATAGCGCTAAAGCCAAACCCGCCAGGTGTTGCGACCCCCCTGGCGATCCTGCACCTATCCGGGCGGCCGAGGGCAATCGACCTGGGCCGCCCGCCTTGTAAGGGAACGCACCATGGCCCGGATCCCTAGCCTTAGCCCGCGCGTCAAGGTGGCAAGCCTGGCGCGTGCGCGCACGATCACAACCGACCTGGTGCGGCTGGTGCCTGGCAGCATGGCCGAGCGCCAGGTTAAGCGCGCGATTGCCAAGCGATCGCAGGGCTGGTGCGAGTGCACGGCCTGCCGGCGATCGGGCGCGCCGCTGCCCGCTGCCGAGTTCGACCATGTTGTTCCATTATGGGAAGGCGGGACCAATGACCTGGGCAACTGGCAACACCTGGCGAGCGATTGCCACAAAGCCAAATCCGCTGCAGAAACCCGCCGACGCCTGGGCATTGGACCGGCCTAGGCGTCAACCCCCTGCCATGGTGACGCCCGGCCAGGCGCTCGAGCCAGGCCCGATCGAGCGGGCACCGATCATTCAGAAAAGGACGCGCGAAGCTGAACGAAAACGCGCGCGCCATGGGGGCGCCCGCCGGCGAGGGGGGGAGGGAGCGCGCGGGCGCAATCAAACGCCGCAACCCCCAAGCCTCTCAGCGACAAGTTTTTTTTGCCTTTGATTTTCAAAAAAATGACCGTTTGATTTCCATAATCAAAAGCGCGATGGTGGCAACGGTCGGGCGTCGTTTTGCCCCTTATCCCCCCTGGATGTAGCCAGCGGCGGCGCCCGGCTATCTCGAGCGATCGCAGGCCGTTTGCGGCCGATCGGCGCCAGGTGCGAAGGGATCAAAGGACAATGGCCCGAGGTGGGCGCCGACCTGGCGCAGGACGAAAGGCCGGATCGAAAACCCGGCCGCAAATCGAAATAGACAAGGAACGCGCGTTCAAGGCGGTTAAGCGCGCGGCGCGCGATGCCAAGCGCGAGGCCGATCAGGACGCGGCCGCCGCGGCCGAGCGCGAGCGCCAGGCGCGCCGCGAAAGCCGATCCGAAAAACTGACGGTGCAGATTCTGCCGCCGATCGATATGCCCGAAATGTCAGAGGGCGCCGAGCCGCTGGATTTTCTCAAAGCGCTAATGCGCGACAACCGCTTGCCCGTCGGGTTTCGCCGCGACTGCGCGGCGATCGCGCTGCCCTATGTGCACCCGAAACCGATCCTGGGCCTAAAGGACGCGCGCCGCCTGGCCGCGTTCGATGACGACGACGACGACGAAATTGCGGCCGTGATGCGCGGGCAATGAACGATGACGTGGATTTACCTGCCTTCAACGTGCTGTCGCTTTGCGCAGGCGTCGGCGCGCTCGATATCGGAATCTCGATTGCCGAGCCGCGCGCTCGAACAATCGCTTACGTGGAGAGGGAAGCATATGCCGCGGCCGTTTTGGCTGCGCGCATGGAAACGCAAGACCTGGATGACGCGCCTATTTGGTCTGACGTTGCCAGTTTCGACGCTCGAGCGTGGCGCGGCCTGGTGGATTGCGTCGTTAGCGGCGATCCGTGCCAACCAAATAGCACGGCCGGAAAGCGGCGCGGCGCCGATGACGAGCGCTGGCTGGCCGGGCATGTCGTGCGCATTTTCGACGAAAGCGGGGCTAATCGTTTATTCCGCGAGAACGTCGCGGGGAATCTTGCGGGACAACTCGAATTTTTCATTTCGGCATTGGAGCGGCTGGGCTGCCGCGTTGCGTGCGGAATATTCAGCGCGGCCGAAGTCGGCGGCGCGCACCGACGGGAACGGCTGTTCATTATGGCCGACCGCAGCGGCGGCGGATTGCACGGGGTCGACGGGCGGCGGGCAATTTTCCAGCCTGCGAACCGAAACAAGCCGATGGCCGACGGCGACGGCTGGCGATGCCAAGGCGGCGGGCAACCGCAACCTGCCTGGTTCAACGGCAAATCAGGGAACGAGTCTGACGGATGCCGCGGTGCGGCGCCCGCTCCCTTATTCGCCCCTGGCCCAAATGACTCCCGCTGGCCCGAATTCATCGCGGCCGCGCCTGGCCTTGAACCCGCGCTTTGTCGAATGGCTGATGGGATGGCCGATCGGCTGGACCGATTGCGCGCGTGCGGCAACGGAGTCGTGCCATTGGCGGCGGCGCGCGCGTGGATTGCTCTTAACGATTTGCTGGCCGACGGCGCCCGATCAGGGGGAATTGCCGCTATGACGCGCGGGCAATGATAGCCGATGGATCCTGCCCCCTGGTCGGCCGCGGTGCCCGATTGGCCGGCGCGGCTGGCGGCCGGTCAATCGATGTTGCCCCCCTGCCCGTGGATCGAGGGCCAGGCCGCGAAAGCGCTGGCGTTTTTCGGCGCGCTGCAGCTGCCCGACGTGCCCGGCACGCCGCGGCTGCGCGATGCGGCTGGACCCTGGCAAACCGACCTGGTGCGCGCGCTGTTTGGCAGCTGGGATCCGGCGCTGGGAAAACGGCACCTGCGCGAATTCGGCGTGATGGTGCCGAAAAAGAATTCGAAAACGACGACCGGCGCCGCGGTGATGCTGACGGCGCTGATGATGTCGCCGCGGCCGCGCGCCGAATTTCTGATCGTCGCGCCGACGCAGGAAATTTCCGACGTTTCGTTTGCGCAGGCCGTCGGGATGGTCGAGCTTTCCCCGTACCTGTCGCGCCGCTGCCATGTGCAGGCCGGGCACAAAAAAATAATCGATCGGCGTTCGGGCAGTTTTCTCAAGGTGAAATCGTTTTCTCCCGACGTGCTGACGGGATCCAAACCCGCCGGCACGCTGCTGGACGAAATCCATGTGATCGCGGATCGGCCGAACGCGGATCGCGTGCTGGGCCAGCTGCGCGGCGGGATGCTGTCGCAACCCGAGGCGTTTTTGCTGGTGATCACGACACAATCCGAACGCCCCCCGTCGGGCGTTTTCCTGGCCGAGCTGCGCAAGTGGCGCGCGGTGCGCGACGGCAAGCTGGCCGCGGCAATCCTGCCGCTGCTGTTCGAAATGCCGCCCGGGATCGATTGGCGCGACCCGGCAACCTGGGCGATGGTCAATCCGAACAATGGCTATTCGATGGAGGTCGACCGGCTGGCCGAAGAATTCGCGATCGCGGACGCTGGCGGGATCGAGGAATTGCGGCGCTGGGCCAGCCAACACTTAAACGTGGAAGTCGGTTTGGCGCTGCTAACCGATTCCTGGGCGGGCGCCGAATATTGGGAAGCGGCCGAGGATCAAACGCTAACGCTCGAAATGATCCTGGATCTATCCGACGTGATCGAAATCGGAATCGATGGCGGCGGCCTGGACGATATGTTGGGCCTGGCGGTGCTGGGCCGCGAACGCGCGACGGGCGAATGGCTGCTGTGGACGCACGCTTGGCTGCACCCGATCGCGCTGCAGCGGCACAAGCAAATGGCGGCCAGGTTCAAGGATTTTGCCGACGACGGCGATTTAACGATTGTCGAGGAAATCGGCCAGGACGTCGCGCAGGTGGCGGATATCTGCGCGCAGGTGGACCGCAGCGGCAAGCTGGACCGGATCGGCGTCGACCAAGTGGGGATTTCGAACGTGCTGGACGCGCTCGCCGCGATCGGGATCGATGGGGATCGCGTGATCGGGATCCCGCAGGGCTGGCGGCTGTCGGGCGCGATCAAGACAACCGAACGGCGGCTGGCCGAGGGCGCGTTGCACCATGGCGGGCAACGCCTGATGGCCTGGTGCTGTGGAAACGCCAAAGTCGAGCCGCGCGGCAATGCCGTGACGATCACGAAACAGTTTTCGGGATTCTGCAAAATCGATCCGCTGGTGGCGGTTTTCGATGCCGCGGCGCTGCTGGGGATGAATCCGCAACCGCGGCTGGATGTGAGGGACTGGATTGCATGAAGGATTACGACACGCTGGAAATCTGGACGATCACGCGGCGGCCGATCGATCTGCCCGGCGTCGAATATGCCGCCCGCGCGCACCGCATAAAGCCGGGCGGCAAAACCGAAGTGGCGGCCGAACACCTGCAGGCCGACACGCTCGAGGAAATCCGCGCGGCGCTGCCGCCGCATTTGTTTCGCCTGCCGCGCCAGCCTGGGGATGATCCCGTGGTGGTGGAGTGCTGGCTATGAAAGGACCGACCAAAATGGATGAAGCCGGATTTTTAACCGCGGTGCACGGGCACGTTAAGCTGATGACGGCCGACGGCGAACTAGGCCTGGCCGGCTATCTGTGGCGGCTAACCGACGAAGGCCTTTCGATCATGGCGCTGGACTTGGAACCGCCGCAGGCCTGGCAGCTGTTTCTGCTCGAGGCGATGAAGGAGGACACGCGGCAAATCGCGTTCTGCCTGGATCGCTACGGCAACCCGCACCAAGGGACGTTGCTAGGTGACCTGGTGGCGGGAATGTATCTCGACAAGGCGCGCCCGGCGGCGCTGCCGCGGCCGTTCATTATCGAATATTGCGCCAAGCCGACCCCGCGCGCGCTGTGGTTTAATTGGGAAAACGAATTCTGGAACGGCGCGCTTAGGTTCGAAATGCTGCAGGTGCTGAAAGATTTGCACGGCGGCAAAACCAACCGCGAATATTCTAACGTGATGATCGACGCGGACGGCACGCGGCGGCCGATGCCAAAGAACCGAGGGCGCGGCCGATGACTGACGCTGGCGACGTGATCGAAACCGCGATTAAGGAAAGCGTGGCAGCCTGGCCCGGCCGTTTTGACCCCGGGCCGCTGGCCGAAAGGTTTGGGCGCCATGTTGCGTTTTTGGTGCTGGAAAAGCTGGGCGTGGATCCCGACGCGCCAGGCGAACCGCAATACGAAACGCACCTGCGCGATATGTTTGCCATGATGGCATTGCCCGCGGTTTTCGCGGATTGGTCGAACGGGCCGAGCGGCCGGCCGCCGGCGACGATCGCGACAACGGCCTGGCGCCTGGCCGACCTGATGATGGACGCGCGCGAGGGCCGCGCGCCCGATGGGAGCGCGGCCGATGCCTGACCCTATCCCCCCGATGCTGCGCGAGCGCATGAACGACCTGGCCCGCTGGAACGATCGCGCGCTGAATTTTACCGGCGAAAAGAAATATGGGTTTGTGCTGCTGGTGGCTGAATTCGGCAAAATCGATCACGGCCGGGTTAACTACATTTCGAACGGCCAGCGCGCCGATATGATCGCGATGGTTCGCGAATGGCTGGCGCGCGCGGAGGGCAGGTTTGTGGAGGGCGCGCGCGATGCCGATCCGTCCTGAAAACCGCGCGCGCTATCCGAAGGATTGGAAAGCGATCGGCCAGGCGATCCGCCGCCGCGCGCGCGATCATTGCGAGCAATGCGGCGTTGCGAACGGCACGCTGGGCGGCCGAACCGGCGATGGCGCCTGGCACCCGGCAATCCCCTATGGCGACGGCAACCTGCCGCGGCCGGGCAGCTGGGCAACCTGCGAGGGCAATCTAAACCTGCGCATTATCAAAATCGTTTTGACGGTGGCGCACCTGGATCATGTGCCCGAGAACTGCGCGCCCGAAAACCTGCAGGCGCTGTGCCAGCGCTGTCACAATCTGATGGACGGGCCGATGCGGCGCGCGGGCACGCGCGCGCGCAAATGGGCCGATCAGCTGCAGCTGGATCTAAAGGGGCAAAGCGATGACTGAAAAAACGGTGCCGTTTTTTGGCCGGTGCGGCGAGTGCGGCCATTGCTGGCCGGTTTGCTATCTGCCGATGGAATTGGAAAAGGCCGCGAACCTGATGGCGGGCGCGATGTGCCCGAAGGGCTGCGATGGCAGGGTGATGATCCCGCGGCAAACGAACGGCAATCTGCAGGATCCGGCGGGATGAGCGACACGCGCGCGCCGATCGATCGGGATCCGCCGGTGGTGATGACGGCACTGGCCCGCGGGATTGACGAGATTCTAAACGGGGTCGACGGGCCAGGCGCGCCAGGCCCGCGGTTTTGTTTCGTGCTGATGGTGGCGGAATTCGGCGCGATCGACGGCGCGGGCGTGCACTACATTTGCAACGGCGCCGACGCCCGGCTGCAGAGCTTGTTTCGCGCAACGCTGGCGACGGCCAGGCCGGCGCCGACCGCGGCCAGCAACGATCGCTGATTTGCCGCGCGCTGTCGGCGCAAACCGGGCGCCTGGCGCGCAGGCAAGGGATCCGGGCATAATTCCCTAGCCAGGCGCGATCGGCGCCTGGTGAGCCTGTGAGGGGATTTTTCCACGATAGCCAAGCAAGCGCGGCGCGATATGCTGGCGATCGGCACGGGCCGCCCGGATTCACTGCCGTTATCCGGGCGGCCTGCGCCAACCCCCCATAAGCAAAACCGCAGCGGGCCTTTTAGCGGGCCTTTTATTCGAGGGCCTTTTGCCGGGCCTTGAAATATAGCGATATTACTATGGTTTATGGTTACCGTAGGGGTCACCATAGGGCGGTTTCCAACCGTGTCGAACCGGACCAAACCGGAAAAGGCCCGCCGCTAATTGCCGGCAATCCGCGGAAAACCCGCCGATTATGGTTCCCAACTGTGCCAAACCGTGTCAATTAAGCGGACGACGACGGCGGGCCTTTTAGCGGGCCTTTCGGCAAAGGCCCAAAAAGCCCCCGCGAAAAAGCCCCCTGTTGTCCGCCCGGCCGATCCAACCGGGCGTCTGACACAAAGGGAAACCCGATCCAATGCCTACACTGACAACGCTGGCCGTGAAGGCCGCGAAGCCCGCCGAAAAACCCTATAAGCTGGCCGACGGCGGCGGCCTGATATGCCTGGTGACGCCCGCCGGCGGCAAGCTGTGGAACCTGCGATACAAGCTGGACGGCCGCGAAAAGAAACTGTCGCTAGGGGCCTTTCCCGGCGTCGGCCTGGCCGAGGCCCGCGAGGCCGCCGACAAGGCGCGCGCCTTGCTGCGCGAAGGCGTCGACCCGTCGGCCAAAAAACGCAGCGCCAAAGTCGAGGCCGCGCAGGCCCGCCGCGACACGTTCGAATATTTTGCGAGAGGCGTGCTGGATCGCGCGCTGGCAAGGTTCGATCCGGCAACCTGCCGCAAGTGGCGTTTGCATATGGGCTACGCGCTGGCGCAATTCGGCAAGCGGCCGATCGCGGAAATTAGCCGCGTGGAAGTGATCGAGTTTTTGCGCACGTTCGAAAAGGCGGGCAAGGTTTCGACAATGCGCGACGTAAAAAGCAAGCTGGCGCAAACCTTCGCCGAGGCGATCGAACTGGAAGCGTGCACCGCTAACCCCGCGGTGATTTCAAGCGGCCGGCTGCTGACGCCGCAGCCAAAGCCGCGCGCGGCGATCCTGGACCCCGTGCGTTTCGGCCAGCTGCTGCGCGCGATCGATGCCTATGGCGGCGATGTTGGCACGGTGCTGCGCATGAAGTTTTCGGCGCTTACGTTTCAGCGGCCCGGCGAAATCCGGCTAATGCGCTGGGCGGAAATCGATTGGCAAAACGCGCTTTGGGAAATCCCGGCCGAGCGCATGAAAAAGGTTCGCGGCGTTCGCCTGCCGCACCTGGTGCCGCTGTCGCGCCAGGCGCTCGAGGTGCTGCGCGATCTGCAGCGGATCACGGGCCAGGCGCCGCTGGCGTTTCCCGCGGTGGGCAAGCCCGATAAACCCTGCAGCGATATGACGATCGGCCTGGCGCTGCGCCGCATGGGATTTGCGCAAGAGGAAATGAGCGCGCACGGATTCCGGGCCAGCGCCAACACGCTGATAAAGGAGCGCGTGCCGTTCCCCGCCTGGATCCTGGACCGTAACGACACTATCCAGCGCCAGCTGGCGCACCGCGAACCCAACGAAGTGACGGCCGCTTACGATCGATCGATCCTGCTGCGCGAACGCACGTGGATGATGCAGGCATGGGCCGACTATTGCGACACGCTGCGCGAGGGCGGCCAGGTGGTGCCGATCGGCGGCGGCAAGCCGGCCGCAAGACAAGCGGCTGGCTGATACAATATAACGCCACGTTTTGTAGTGAAATTATAAAACCAGTTTAGGAAGCGATCGGCGGGCCGTGGCATTTGTGCGACGGTCCGTTTGCTGTCCAAACCGAATTAGAAACAATTTGGCACGGTTTGAAACAACCAACTATGCCAAAACCCGTTAGGTTAAGCTAAACCAGTTTGTTGTTTTCCCCGATTTAATTTCATGCGAGGTTCTAAACATAGATTAAGCGATTCTCGGAGAATGGCGCGATGCTAGAATCCTTTGCGGCGAACGAAAAACTGCAGTCGGCCAAGTCGCCGCTGTGGCGAATTAGCCAGGTTTGCACCGTCACGGGCCTGTCACGCTCGCAAATCCTGCGCATGGTCAAGCAAGGCAAATTTCCGCAACCCGTGCGGCCGACCGAGCGGCAACCCTACTGGTTCGCCAGTGACGTCGACGATTGGCAGACGCAGCTGGCCGGCCTGCGCGACCGCGCGCCGCCCGCACCTGGCGCCGCCGCCGACGCCGCGCCCGATCCGCCCGCGCCGCGCCGCCGCGGCCGCCCGCCTGGCAGCGCCAAGAAGTAATTTCGAGTCTCGCTGGCGGGCGCGTTCCCCCCCTGGACGCAAGCCCCCCGAAAGCCCGCCAGCGGGAACCCTGACTCACGTCCAAAGGATCCGCGCCGATGGTGCGATGGTTTCGACATTATCCCGGCCTGGCCCGCGACGGAAAGCTGGTGGCGACCGCGCTGCGCACGGGCCAACCGATCGAGCGCGTGGTGTGGCTGTGGTGCGCGATCCTCGAGGATGCGGCCGAACGCGAGGCCGAAGGCGCCTTCAAAATCGACACGCTCGAGGCCGCGCATTTCCTGGGCTGCAGCGCGGACGACGTGACCGCGGTGCTGGCCGAGCTTGAGAGCAACGGCCGCACGGCCGGCGGCAAAATCTGCGCCTGGCCGGCCAGGCAATATCAATCCGACAAGTCGACGCGGCGCGTTCAGGAACACCGCGCGCGCCAGAAACGGGCGCCGCCTTTGCTGCAATGAAACACCGATGAAACGTTTCGCAGCGTTTCAATGAAACAAAGTGAAACGGACCAGAGACAGAAACAGAGTCAGAATCAGAAACAGATTATTATGCCGTTACATGCAAACGCCGCGCGCGCGAGCCGCGGGCCAAAAAGGATAAAGGGCTATGCGGGAAGAAGAAAAAAAGCGGGATTTTGCCGGCGTCGATAGTGAGGTGGTGACCGCGATGGGCGGCCGGGAATTCCATTGCGTGCCCGCCGACGCGGTGGACGTCACGGCCTTTCGCGAGGGCGCCGAAACCCGGCTGTCGCTGCTGCTCGAGGGGCCGATTAAGACCGGCCTTTATGTGCGGCTGGACCTGGATCAAGCGACCATGCTGGCGACGGTGCTTAACAAAATCATTCGGGAATTAGGGGATTTCTCGCCGGTGGCGCGGCCCGATCCGATCGCCGCGCGCGTGCACTGATGGAGGGCAAGCGCATGAACGACACCGAAATCCGCGAAACGCTGGCGCCGATGGTGGCGGATCGGATTTGCCGCGCGTGCCCGACGCTGGCGCAAACCGACGCTGTGCTGCTGGCGCATGAAATCATTGCCCGGCTGCAATCGGTGCTGGCGGCCGAGGCGATCCCGGCGCCTGGCCCGGTGCCTGGCGAAACCCCGCTGCCCCCCTGTTGACAGCCTGTGGATAAGCTGTGGAAAAACTGTGCAGAAGCAAGGGATAAAACACGATGTGTAAGCCCGACGTCAAAAGCCAGTCGCTGCCCGAATGGTTTGAGGACCGCGACAACGCTTATTTTTGCGGACTGATCGCGCGCCAGCTGCGCACCCGGGCGGTGCAGCAACGCGCTTGCGGCCAGGCCGCGCAGGCGATCGAGGCCGAGTGCATCGCGGCGATTGTCGAGGCCGGCGATTTTCACTGGCTGAATTGATGGGCGCGCTGTGCCTGATCGGCGCCGCCGCCGGCTGGCTGGCCGCCGGTTTCGTTTTCGCGCTGTTGCTGGGCGGCGTGCTGGACCGCGGCCGGTGATGCTGGGCCAGGCCGAAATCATGGTGCTGCGACGGCTGCGCCAGGGCCCGCAACCGCTGGGCGCGCTGGGCAATGGCTGGATCATTCTGCAGCTGCTGGAACGCGGCCTGGCGCGCAGGGTCGAGCGTGCGCGCGTTGGTGGGCATGATCGGATTGCGCTAACCGGATCGGGCGCCGCCGAACTGATGCGATCCGAAGTGATGGGCCTGGGCGATGAGGTGCGAAAATGACCGAACAACGTTTCGATGATGTGCCCGCCAAAATGCGCGGATTACCGATTGATGCCCGCGGCTATTCGGTGCCGTGGTTTGTGCCATGGGTCGACGGCCGGCCGATCTTTCCCGCGATGGACGCGCCGAAATTGCTGCAGGCCTGGCGCGGGCGGCTGTGCTGGGTTTGCGGAAAACCGCTGGGCCGCGTGTCGGCGTTTGTGATTGGGCCAATGTGCGCGATCAATCGGACGTCTGCCGAACCGCCTAGTCATTTGGAGTGCGCGCGGTTTTCGGCCAGGCGCTGCCCGTTTCTATCGAAGCCCGAAATGGCGCGCGTCGGCGGATCCTACAAAGGGCACCAACTAGGCCAGGAAACCGCGGGCGTGATGATCCCGCGCAACCCGGGCGTGACGCTGGTTTGGCAAACGCTGCGCGCCGATATCTATGGCGACGGCAATGGCCGCTGGCTGTTCGATATCGGCAAGCCGCACGCTGTCGAATGGTACGCGCGCGGCCGGCCGGCAACGCGCGCCGAAGTGCTGGAATCGATCGAGAGCGGAATTCCTATCCTGTTGGAAATGGTCGAGGCCGAACCCGATCCCGACGGCGCGGCCGCCGAAATCGCCGCGCGCTTTGCCGCGGCGATCGATCTATTGCCCGGCGAATAGCGCGCGATGGCGCGGCGCCCCTATCGTGAAAGCGTGCCCGAGCTGATCGCGCGATTGCGCGCGCTGGACGTTTACGAAACCGGCAACACGCTGGCGTGCAAGGCGGCCGACGCGCTCGAGCGCCAGGCGGCGGCGCTGGATCGCATAACCAAGATTCTCGACAAGCTGGCCGACCGGCCGCCGCCCGATCGCGGCGAGCCTGGCTGACAGTGCGGAATTGAACGCAAGCGCGCTTGATGTTATTCCGCGCCATGCCGAACAACCGCGAGCGCCCCCGCAAGGCCGACCGGGAAATTCGACCAAGTGGCAACGGTGTGATTTCGGGCACGCCCGAATTCCGTAACTCCGGCCAAACCCGAAAGGTTTTGGCCGATGCCCCGCAGTCTAGCCCCCGCTGAAACCCCGCACGGATCCCCGCGCGTTTTCACGCCCGGCCAGATTGTCCATCGCCAGGCCGAGCAATCGCAAACCGACGTTTACGAATTCGTGATGGCGTCCGATGCCGTCGACCGCATGGGCGACGTGATCGTGATCGAGGGCATGGACCTGGCGCAATTCAGCGCCAACCCGATCGCGCTATGGGGCCACGATTTTTCGCAACCGATCGGCACCTGGGCGAACGTGCGGCGCCAGGCCGGCAAACTGATCGGCCGCCTGCAGCTGGCCGCGCAGGGCACAAGCCAGAAGGTCGATGAACTGCGATCGTTTCTTGAGCAACGGATCCTGAAAACGGTTTCTGTCGGGTTTCGCGTACTCGAGGCCGAAGAAATCAAGGGCAGCTGGGGCCTGCGTTTCACCAAATCCGAATTGCTCGAATGCAGCCTGGTGCCCGTGCCCGCGAACGCCGCGGCCGTGCGGATCAAGTCGCTGCTGCCCAACGCTCCCGACTATCTGTTTTCCGACGGCCAAAGCCCAAGCGATCGCGCACCGCGTATCAGGGCCGAGGCGTCACAACCGCGCAGGCAACTCGCACCCGGCCAGAGTGGAACCCCGGCAATGGCAACGATTTCCGAAAAAATCGCCGCGAATATGACGCGTTCGGCAACGATCGATGATGAGCTAAACGCGATCCTGGCGGCGGCCGACAACGACAACGGCCGCGAACTGACCGAGGACGAAACCGCGACGGTCGAGACGTTAAGCGCTGAAAAGATTAACGTGGTGCGCAATATCGAGATTTTCCAAAATGCCGAGGCCGCGCTAGGCGCCCGCGCCAAAGCGCAAGGCGCGCCGCGCCAGCTGCCGATCGCGGCGAACGTCGCCAAGGTCGAGCCGGCCGGATTCATGCTGGCAAAGATTGCGACCGCGCAGGCGCTGGCCTTCACGCAGCGCGTGCCCGTTTCGCAAGTGATCGCGCAGCGTTACGCGCACGACGACCGCGTGGCGGCGTGTGTCGAGTTTGTGCAGCGCGCCGCGGTGCAGGCCGCCGACACGACGACCCCGGGATGGGCCGCCGAGCTGGTGCGCCAGGACGTCGGCGGGTTTATCGATTTCATGGCGACGCAAAGCGTTTTCGCGGCGCTGCGCGCGCGGGCGTCGAGCCTTGACGTTTCGCTGGACGGCGTGGGCAAGGTGACAATCCCAAGTCGCAGCAACCGCGGCAACCTGGGCGGCGCGTGGGTCGGTGAAGCCGGCGTGATCCCGGTGCTGCAGGGCAACCTGGGCGCGGTTTCGCTCGAGCCGACCAAGCTGGCGGGCATTACCGTTTTCACTGCCGAGCTGATGAACGCGACGAACGATCAGATTGAAACGATCCTGCGCCAGGCGATGCTGGCCGATACGGCCTATATGCTGGACACGGCCTTGCTCGATAACGTGGTGAAAGTGGCGGGCGTGCGGCCGGCGGGCCTGCGCGTCAATTCGACCATTGCGGCGTCGGGCGGTGCGAACGCTGTGGCGGCCGACCTGGCCGCGGCGATCGGCGCTATCATTGCCGCAGGCGGCGGCGACGATATCGTGGTGATCATGAATCCCGCGCAGGCGTCGGGCCTGGCCTGGGCCAAAAACGCTTTCGGGCAATTCGAATATCCCGAAGTCGCCAGCGGCACGATCAACGGCAAGCCGATCATCATTAGCAAGAACGTGCCCGCGGGAACGGTTTTCGTGGTCGACGCAGCCTATTTCGTGAACGCCGCGGGCGTGCCCGAAATCAAGGTTTCGGAGGAAGCAACGCTAACGATGGCGAACGCCGCGGCGTCGGCGCCGACGCAGGCAATCGACGCGGCGGGCGCGATCGGCACGGCAAACCAAGTGCTGCCCGATGGCGGCATTAAGGTGCTGGGCGGCGTGGCAGGTGCCGGCACGGCCGGCGCTGTGGCGATGTCGGTTTTCCAGCAAAACCTGATCGCGCTGCGCCTGCTGCTGCCCGTGCATTGGGTGATGCGCGCGCCGCAAATGGTTTCGGTGATAACGGGCGTTGCCTGGGCCGGCCTGTCGGGCGGCGCGCCGCTGCTGGCCGATCCGACGTCGGAAGCGAATGACAACCGGCCGGCGAGGTCGAAGGACGACAAGAAGGCCGACTAACCGAGTGCCGCCGCAGGGATGCGGCGGAAGTGCCTGGCCGGGATGCCCTGCGCGTTTTCCTTTGTGGACCGCGGCGCCCGGCCAGGTGCGATCTTACGAGAGGGCGCGCGCGTGGCGGTACTGATTTGGCTGCATAGGCGTCACCAACTGACCGGCGGCGCTTTGGGGTTTTATCAGGTGAGCGACGAACTAGCCCGCGATTGCATCGCCAAGGATATCGGATCAGACCCGATCGGCGGGCGGCTGCGACATCGCAATTTCAGCTGGCCCGCCGACCTGGATCCGGGCGCGCAGCTGGCGCCTATCAATAATCAAAATGCGGCGCGGCCGCCGATCGATCCCGAACCCGAGTTCGAACCCGATCCCGAACCCGAGTTCGAACCCGATCCCCCGCCATGGCCCGAACAACCGGCGCCGCCGCCTGAACAACCCGCCGGCACCCCGGCCAGGCGCCGCGGCCGCCCGCGCAAGGGAACCTGATATGGCTGGACCGATCCCCGCCGCTGCCCGGCCTGGACCGCTGGCCCGGATCGGCCAGGCGATTTCGCTGGCCTGGCGTTCGGTGGTGGGCGGCACGCGCACGGGCGGGCCTGTCGGGCCGGTGAACTGGACAAGCAAGGGCGGGATCCCGACGGGCTGGAACTGGAACTGGTGGCAGCAAGGATTCAACCATTTGCAAGGCGGCGAAAGCGCGACGGTCAACGCGTGCGTCAACGCCTACGCGCAAACGCTGGCGCAGCTGCCCGGCGGCCATTACCGCAAGCTGGACGGCGGCGGCGCCGAACTGGTGACGACTAGCGCGCTGGCGCGCGTGCTGCGCAACCCGAACGGCTATCAAACCCGATCGGATTTCCTGCTTAACCTGGTGACCGAGCTTTTATTTCACGGCAACGCCTACGCCTGGGCCGAGCGAAACGATCGTTTCGAAGTGACCGCGCTGCACCTGATGCCCGCGCGCGCCTGCGAACCGCTGATCGATCCCGAAAGCCGCACGGTGTTTTATGCGCTGGCGGAAAACCCGCTGGCCGGCACCGCGGATTATGCGGTGCCCGCGCGCGACGTGCTGCACCTGCGCGTGCGGACCATGCCAGGCCGGCCGCTGCACGGGGTTTCCCCGATTACCTGGGCGGCGATGGCGCGCGATGCCAACGTGGCAATCGCGGCAACGCAGGCCGCGTTTTTCGCCAACGCCAGCCAACCGTCGGGATTCCTGTCGACCAAGGAACGCGTTTCGAAAGAGCAAATGGACGGCCTGCGCGAGGCCTGGGAAAATCGATCGACCGGCGTGGCTATGGGCAGCGTGCCGATCCTGGGCGGCGGCCTGGAATTTCAGGCAATGGGGATTTCAAGCCAGGACTCGCAATTGGTCGAGGCGTTCGGAATGACGGTGGCAGATATCGCCCGGGCGTTCGCGGTGCCGCTGCCGATCATAGGCGACCTATCGAACGCGACATTCAACAACGTGGAAAACCTGATCGGGCTGTGGCTGTCGCAAGGCCTGGGGTTTTATCTCGAGCATATCGAAATCGCGTTCGATAAATTTTTCGGCCTGCCCGCCGGCGAATATGTCGAGTTCGATTCCGATAGCCTGATGCGCACGGCGTTTCGCGATCGGATCGAGGGCCTGGCCCGCGCCGTGTCGGGCGGGATTTACGCGCCCGACGAAGCGCGCGCGCGCGAAGGCCTGCCGCCGGCGGAAGGCGGTTTCGGGAAAGAGCCGCGCTTGCAAGCGCAAGTGGTGCCGCTGTCGGCCGCGGGCAGCGCACCCGCCGCACCGTCGGCGCCTGCAGCTGGCGATCCGCCGGCCGAACCGTCGGCGCCCGATCCGGCAAACGATAACCCGGCGCCCGAGGAAATCGCGCGCGCTATTCGCGCCGTGACCGATCGCGCGATGGACAAGGGATCGATCCATGGCGCTTGAAACCGAACCCCTGGTGGCAGCGATGGGCCTGGCGCTGGCCGATACCGAAACGCGCGCGCTGGCGGCGCTGGCCGAGCTCGAGGAACGCGGCGAGGATCGGCGCCTGGCCGGCATTCAGGAACTATGGAACCGGATTGCGGCCGACCTGAACGACCTGGAAAGCCGCACGGCCGACGCGCTGCAAACGCGCATGGCCGAATTCCTGGAACGGATGGCCGCCGAAATCGCCGCGCTGCCGGCGCCCGAACCTGGCGAACCGGGCGCGCCTGGCCGCGACGGCGCCGACCGGATCCTGGCGCTGCCGCGCGTGGTGCGCGCGTCCGATACCTGCGAGGCAAACGAGATTGCGCACCATGCCGGCGGCCTATGGCAATCGGTGCGGATCACAAGCGGCGGGCCAGGCGAGGATCCGGCCGGCTGGAAATGCCTGGTGCCCGGCGTGGCGGCGTTCGAGGTCAAGACCGATTGGCAGGCGCGCGAACTGATATTCGCCGCGCGCATGAGCGACGGCGCTTTGCACGAATGCCGCGGCCGCATGGGCGCCTGCGCGCTGCCGCCCGATTACCTGGCGCTGGGTTATGGCGTGCTGGCCGGCGACACGTTCAGGCCCGAGGGATCCGAAATCGAATTGCTGGCGCTGCGCGACGGCGCCTTGCTGGGCCAGGCCGAGCATTGGCAGGAAACCCGGCTGCGCGGCTATCGCGGCCAGCGCGGATTGCCCGGCGAGCCAGGCCCGCGCGGGCCAGCTGGGCCAGGCCTGATCGGGCTGGACCTGGTGCGCGGCGATGCCGGGCTGGTGCTGCTGCCGCGCTTTGCCGATCCCGCTATTGAGGCCGAGCCGATCGCGATCGATTTCCTAGTGAATGATCCCGGGCCAGGCCGCGCGGTTTTCACCTGCTTTGCTGGCGGCTGGAACGCGGCGCGGACCTATGCGCGCGGCGAGGCGGTGCGCGCGTTGGTGGGCGATCGGGAACGCCTGGTGCTGTCGATCCGATCCGAAAACAACGCGCGGCCCGACGACGGCGCCGCCTGGCTGGTGATGATCTGATGCCGCTGGATCCTGAAATTCTTAAACTGCGCTGGGGTGTGACCGATGCCGCGCTGGATCCGCTGGTGGAGGATACGGCCGCGACCGCGCAGGCGATGTGCGAATCCTATACGGGCCGCCTGTTTGACCTGGCCGACGAGGCCGAGGATTTTTCGGGCGTGGTGACGTCGCTGCAGGTGAAGCGCTATCCGCTCGAGAGCGTGGCGGCGATTTGGCATTGGCTAACCGGCCAGGCGCCCGAGGATCCGCCGCAGGGAACCGGGATTGCCGCCTACCATATGGACAAGTCCGCGGGCCTGATTTGGCCCGGCGTCAATCCGTGCGGCTGGCCCGGCGTGCTGCATGTCGAATATCGCGGCGGCTATGCGACCTGGCCCGCGGATCTTAAATTTGCCGTGACGCTGGCCGCTGATGTCATTTGGAACGCGACCCCGGGCGGCGGCGCGCCCGCGGGCACGCCAGGCGAAGCGCTGGGCGCCTATAAAAAACTATCGGTGGTGGGCGCGTTTTCGGCCGAGCTGGACACGGCGGGCGGCGGCGATGCCGGCGGCGGATCCGATGGAGATAACACCTGGGGAATTCTGCCGCCGAACGTGACGAGCGTTTTGGACCGCTATCGCACCGCGGCCGTGCTGGGGATCGGCTGATGGCAATGGCTGATCAATTCATGCGGGCAGGAAAGGCCGCCTATCAGCTGCTCGAGGCCGTGGGCGAACCCGTGATGCTGCACGAACGCCAGGCCGCCGGATTTGTCGACCATGGCCCGATCAAAGCGTTTGTCACGGCCTTTGCCCGCACCGATCTGATTCCGGGCGGGCCGATCGAGCAAGGCGATTTTCGCGCGATATTCAATTTTGCCAGCTGGCCGACCGCGCTGCAGCGGCGGCTGGGCCGCGGCGATCGCGTGACCTGGCGCGGCGAGATTTACGCGGTGATGAACCAAGACGACGCAACCCGCGGCGCGGCCGGCCAATTGGGCGTCGAATTGCAATTGCGCGGCGGTGCAGGATGACCGCGCGGGCAACCTTTACGACGTCCAAGCAACGCGTCGGGATCGACGGGATTGACGACCTGACGGATTCGTTGCGCTGGTTTGCCAGCCTGTTGCCGCAAACGGCCGAGGAAGAACTGGCGAAAGAGCAAGCGCGCGGCAACCTGCTGAAACCGATTGTCATTGTCGACGGCCGCAAGGGTAAGGACGAGGACACGGTTAAGCCGTTCGGCAATATCACTTACGTGGAAGGCGTCGGGCCGATGCGCGAGGCGATCGCCGCGGCCGATGCTTTCGTGCGCAGCGCGGCGCCGCGGCGTTCGGGATTCTATGCCGAAAGCCTAACCTGGTTTGCCAACGGCCGGCGAACCGGAAGCCCGCCCGCTGCCGATAAGGTCGGCCTGGCCGGCAATGTGCAGCTGATCGACCTGGCGCCTTATGCGAGCATGGTAGAAATCGACGTGCCGCGCGGCGTGATTTTCGGCGCCTATACCATGCTTGTCCGCCAGTTTGGCCGGCAACTTTCGATTGCTTACTCTTATGTCAATCCTGACAAATATGGCGGATTGCGCGAGCCGCCCGGCAAGGCCGCGCGCGTGCCCTATGCCGTGCCCGTGCTGACGATCGGCAATCCGTCGAGCTCCGTTAAACCCGGGATCGGATCGCGGCCTGGCGCGCACCGCAGGCGGGCCGCCAGGAAGGCCGCCAGGGCGGCAAAGAAGGCGGGCGGCGCATGACTAGCCCGGCCTTCCGATCGGCGCTGCTGGGGCTGTTAGCGGCCAATTGGCAGCATAGCGAAATTTTCGACCTGTCCGAATGGATCGAGGCCGGCCAGGTGCCCGCGGGCGTTACCGATGCCTGGCTGGGCGTGCAATTCATCGGCGGGCCGGTGACGCTGGCGACGATTGGCCCGATCGAGCATCATTCGTGGCGAGAACAAGGCACGGCGATTTTGCACCTGGGGTTTCCCGTCGGAGAGGACACAAGCCGCGCGCTGCTGTGGAGTGACGAGCTGGTGAACCTGTGCCGCGGCGTTCGCCTGGGCGCGCACACAATCGATTTTATGGAATATTTTTCGGATTTCGCCGGCGCTGCAATCCGTTTGAACGGCCGCTGGCACGGATGGAGCGCCAACCTAGGCTATTCCAGCCTGGTTTGCACATAGGAGGGTAAAGCAATGTCGAGCGCAAACGCGGTGCAGGATATTTTCGTTAGAGAAACGCAATATGGCGTGACGCCCGCGCTGGGCACCGCGCAGGCGCGCACGGTGCGGTTTACGACCGAAAGCCTGTCGGGCACCCCGACGACGACCGCCAGCGCGGAAAACCGCACCGATCGCATGAGCGGCGGCCAGGTGGTGACCGGGCTAGAGGTCGGCGGCGCGATCGAGGGCGAACTGTCGGCGGATCCTGCTTATTGGGATCTGTTCGAAATGGGCATGATGCAAACCTGGACTCCGGCCGTCGACGTGCCCGCGGCAACCGGCATTGTGCTGACGAAGGACGCGGTTAACCCGCAGCTGGCGACGATCGAGATTGCCGGCGCGACCATGCTGGCCGACCTGGCGGTGGGCGATATGCTGCTGTTATCGGGTTTTACCAACGCCGCTAACAATGGCCCGAGCCAGATTGTCGCATTGACGAGCGACACGGCGGCACAAGTCACGGTGAAGCGCGAGGCGGTTTCCGAAACGATCGCGGCGGGCGAAGCAAGCCGGCCGCAGTATGCCGACATCGGCAAGGAAATCCTGTCTGCAACATTTTCCAAATCCTACACCGATATGGTGCACCAAGCGTCAACTTGGCATCATTCGCAGCGTTACCCGGGCGGGATTGTCAACGGATTCACCGTCGGGCTGACCTATGGCGAACTGGTGAGCGTGGCGTTCGCGATCCTGGCAAATGGTTATATTCAAGAGGCGCCAAGCCTGGCGCAACAAATCGAAGTGGCGGGCGGCACGGTGAACCCGCCCGGCACGGCTAACCCGCTAAACGCGTCGATCGACCTGGGCATGGTGACGGTGGACGGCCTGCCGACCGACTATTGCATCGAACGCCTGCAAATCGCGCTGGACAACGGCAACACGCCGCAGCTGTGCCTGGGGCACGCCGCGCCGATGCGATACAACCCGGGCACGGCCGGGATTGCGATCGAGGCGCGCATTTACCTGTCGGATTCGGCCTATGATGCTTTCATGCCCGGCAAGCTGTCGATGGATTCCGTCGGGATGCTGTTCGCCGCGGGCAATCAAGATGGCGGCTATGCGTTCGAAATGCCCGCGGTGCAGCTGTCGTTTCCCGATCCTGGCGTGACCGGGCAAAACGCCCCGGTTTATATCGAGGCCGCCGGCGCCGCCAAAGTCGGGCCGCCCGAAAGCCCGTCGGCGTTGCGGATCTATGCCTGGTAAAAATCCCGCGCTCGAGCGCCTGCGCGCCAGGCATGAACGCGGCCAAACGAAAGGAAAACGAGCAATGGATTTCGAACGCTATCGCACCCCGCGCAGCGTGACCGAGGGCGTGACGCTGGAATTGCCCGGCACGTCGGGCGCCGAATTTGTCGTGGCGCTGCCGAGCGAACACAACCGCGCGTTCATGGCCGCGCAGCAACGCGCGCTGGTGGGCAAAGGCAAGGCGCAGCTGGGCGAGGATAACGAACTGAATTTTGCCGATTTCGATGCCGTCGAATTTCAGGAAGCGCGCACCAAAGCGTTTCTGGATCACTGTATTTTGAAGCTGCCCGACGGGCTAACCCGCGAAATGCTGGCCGGCGAATATTATGCGGGCCTGCAGGCGCTGTTTGCGCAGGCGAACGACCTGGCCGAGGACGAAAAGAAGGCCGCGGCTATCGCCACAAAAAAATCCAAAGCCTGATCACCTGGCGGCTGGATTGGGCGGGACGCGAAAAAGCCTATGTGAGACTGGCCGCAAGCGGACGCCTGCGCGCCGATCACCGCGCGCCGCGGATTGAATCTTGTGCCTGGCTGTGGCGCGCGTTCCTGGAATTGCTGTCATGCCGCCAGCTGGGCGCCGAACAATGCGGGCCGATCCCGATCACCGCGGTTTGGCAATATATCGATCGCTATGGCCTGCCCGAATGGACGGTCGACGCGCTATTTTCGATCGAAATGACCTGGCGCGAAACCGAGCGCGAACGCCAGGAACGCGCAGCCGCGGCGGCGCCGAAACCGCCAGGCCTGCCCGCGCCGCCGCGCCGCCAGGTGCGGCCATGGGAGGCGCCCGCCGATGCCTAACGAACGCCGCATAGTCGAGCTGGTCCTAAAGGCCGTCGGAGACAAAGAGCTCAAGGCGATCACGCGCGACCTGGTGGCGCTCAAACAATCGGCCGAGGCGAGCCAGGCGAGCCTGGCCGGAATCGGCGGCAATATTACGGGCGCGTTTAGCCTGGCGAAAAAGGCGCTGGCCGCGTTCGGCATTTACGAAACGATTGTGCAAATCGTCGGCGTTGCGCAGCGCGCGATCGACCAAATGGACGAATTGGCCGTCACGATTAGCAAGGTGGGCGTGGCCGCCGGTGACCTGCAGAAGCTGCAATATGCGGCGGCGCTGTCAAACGTCGGCCTGGACGACCTGAACAAAGGCCTGGTTAAATTATCCGTCAATATGGCCGACCTAAAGGGCAAGGGCGGTTTTGTTGTCGACACGCTGCGCAAGCTGGGCGTCGAGGCCGGGACCGGCACGCTCGAGGCAATGAAAAAGATTGCCGACCAATTCGAAAAGATGCCCGACGGCGCGCAGAAAACCGCGCTGGCCGTGGCGCTGTTCGGCAAGGCCGGCGCCGAATTGATTCCGCTGCTCAATTCAGGATCCGACGGCCTGGCGGCGATGGCGGCCGAGGCCGAGGGCCTGGGCGCGGTGCTGTCGGGCGAAGCGCTGGCCGGCGCCAACAATTTTAACGACGAAATCGACAAAATGACCGCGCTTGTCGGCGGCGCCGTCAAGCAAATCATGGGCGGGATGGCGCCCGCGCTGATCACGATCGCCAAGCTGCTAGTCGGCGCGGCGTCGACCGGCGCCAATTTCGCGGCCGTCGGCGCGCAAATTGGCGATGCCATGATCGATGCCGCCAAGGCGATCGCCTACGCGGGCAGCTATGTGCAATCGTTTCTAACGCTCGTCGCCGCGGCCGAGCGCGCGGCCGTCAAGGCGTCCGAGGGATTCCGTAAATCGTTTACCGATCCGGCCGCGGCCGAGCGCGCGTTTGTCGAGGCCGGCCAGGCCGGCGCGCTGGTGGCGAATACCTGGAACAACATGGGCAGCGCGGCCGATGCCGCCGCGCAGTCGGTGCACAACCTGGCGCAAGAAACCAAATATCAAACCCGCCTGGCCGGCCGCCTGCTGGACCGCGGCGGCACGGGCGGCGGCGCCGACGACCTGGCGGCCAGCGGCGGCGACAAGGGCAGCAAAGGCGACAAGGGCGCCGCCGCGGCCAAACGCGCCGCCGCGGCCGCGGCGCGCGAGGCGGCCAAGGCGGCCAAGGCCGAGGCCGACGCGATCGCGGATCTCAATTCCCGGATCGTGCAAAACAACGCGCTGATGGAAAAAAACCTGGTCGACATCGGCAAGGCCGCCGACGCCTACAACCGCGCCGCCGATCCGACGATTGCCTATGCCGAAGGGATCAAGGCGCTAAACGATGCGCAGCGCATGGGCCAGGTGACCGCGGCCGCCTACGCGCTCGAGCTCGAGCGCCTGGCCGACGTGCGCGACAAGGCAACGCAAGCGCTGCTGGAAAATTCGAAGGCCGAGCGCGCGCGCGTCAAGGAGCAAGAGAAGCACAAGGAAGCGCTGGCGCAGCTGGTGCAGCAATGGCAATTCGTCGGCGATGCCGTGCAAAATGCGACCTATGATATTTTGACCGGCGCCGAGAGCATCGCGCAGGCGATCCGCCGCATGGTGGCGACGATCGTGGCCGAATTCCTGCGAATGCAGCTGGTGGCGCTGGCTAACAAGGTGCTGGGCAGTTTCCTGCAGTCGGCCGGCGTGCCGCTGTTCAGCGCCAACGGCAACGCGTTCGGAGCGGGCGGCGTGATTTCAACGCCTACCATGCACGGGATCGCCGGCGGCGGAATCGGGATCGCCGGCGAGGCCGGGCCAGAGGCGATCATGCCGCTAAAGCGCGGATCCGACGGCAAGCTGGGCGTGGCGGCCGGCGGCGGCGGAATTAGCGTGGTGGTGAACAATATGACGCCCGCCGATGTTGGCGTGCGGCAAACCGACCCAGGCCTGCAAATCGACGTGATCGAACGCCAGCTGGCCGATCGCGTGCGGCGCGGCGGCACAAGCCTGCCCGGCGCGATCGAAAACACCTATCGATCGGGCCGCCAGGCGAGTGCCTACTGATGGCCGTTTCCCTGGCCTTGCAACGGATTTACGCCAGCGCGCCAGCCGACGCGCAGATATGGGAAACGCTCGAGCTTAGGCATCCGCTGTTCGCGAAGGTGCACTATGTGACAAACACCGCGCTGGCCTTTCCCGCAACGCTTGAAACCGGCGAGGCCGTGACATTCGAAACGCTGCCGTTTGCCGCGCGCCAGCCGGGATCGAACGCGGGCGGCCAGCAAGACCTGGCGCTGGTGATCGACAATGTGGACCGCGAAATAATCGAGGAACTGGAACGCGCCAGCGCGGATCCGCAAACGCGCGTGTCGGTGATCTATCGCGCTTTCGCGTCCGATGACCTGTCGGCGCCTGGCAGCGATCCCATTGCGCTGTCGATCACTGAAATATCCGCGGGCCTAACGACGGTCGAGGCGACCGCCGGCCGCACCGATGTGCTGAACAAGAAATTTCCCGCGGTGCTTTACGATATTCACCAGTTTCCCGGGCTGGACCGATGATCATGGAGCGGCCGCCCGATCCGCCGCGCGATCCAGCCGAGCGCATGACCGGCGACGAATTCGTGGCGGCCTGGCAAGGCGTGCCGTTTGCCTGGGATGGCCGCGATTTTGCCGGGATCGATTGCTGGGGCCTGGTGGTGCGGTTTTATGCCGACGTGCTGGGGCTGGATCTGCCCGATTGGCAACGCGGCGCGCACGGCCGCAGCTGGATTTCCCAAACCTTCGCGCGCGAAGCGAAAAGCCATTTTCTGCAGCTGGCAAACCCGCGCGACGGCTGCATTGCGCTGGCGTTCAAGGCGCACGCGCCGCACCATGCGGGCATTGTCTGGCGCGGATCGGTGCTGCACGCGGATCAACTGCGCGGCGTGATATGGGAGAGGGTGACAGATTTTGTCACCCTCAACCCGGGCACCGTTTTCGGGAATTATCGGCCATGATCGCGCCAGTTATTCCAGCCGCAACGATCGCGATCCATCGCAACCCGGTGAACCCGCGCGATCGCGAATTGCACGCCTGCGCAGCCGGCCGGCCGCTGATCGATTGGCTGGTGGAGCATTACCCCGCCGGTTTCGGCCGCGGCGTCGAATTGCTGATCAACGGCGATCCGCTGCCGATCGAGCAAGCCGACCTGGTGCTGGCGCCCGGCGATGAGGTGGCAATTCTGGTGGCGCCCGGCGGCCAGGCGATCGGCGCGCTTATCGTCAAGGCGCTGATATCGGCGGCAATCGCCGCGGTGGCGTCGATCGCGTTTAGCCTGATTTTCAAGCCGTCACGGCCGCGCGCGCAGGAAACCCCGACGCCCGATCCGATCTATGCGATTGCCGCCGCGCAAAACGCCGCGCGCCTGGGCGAACCCGTGCCTGTGCTTTATGGCGAAATCACAACCGTGCCCGATTTCGCAAGCCAGCCTTACGCGTTTTTCGAGGGCAATAATAAATACCTGGATCAGCTGCTGGTGATCGGCCAGGGCGAATTCGATTTGCTCGAGGTGAGCGTCGGCGAAAC